TCAACTCGGTTTTCTGTTAATTGCTCAAGGTTCATCTCTCTTGTGCCTTTCTTAGTATTGCTCTAGCAAAATCTTCCATGTAAAGTTCGCCAACACCATTCTTTTTCCAAGCATGGCAAACACTATCGGCACATTCTTTTATTTCGTCTTCGGTTAATGTTTTATTTTTTAACGATTCTATTTCAGATTGTTGTTGATAATATTCCTCTGCAATCAATTCCCTTGCACAAAACCCATTTGCAGTTGGCGAAAGCGTTGCGTAAACATGATATTTGTTTGATGGGTTCATTACTTCTTTAAGTTTTTTGTTAAACAATTTATCCCACAATTTATTTTCACTCATTTCTCTTGTGCCTTTCTTAAATGCTGGCTTTGCCAAACAAAACATATTTAATAGGAAAAATAATTAAGCGAATCAATCTACCAAATACAGATAAACCGCCTGATGTATCAAATTCAATCGTATATTCTTTAATTACGGGCTTCATTTCTCTTGTGCCTTTCTTAGTATTGCTCTAGCAAACCCAACATCAAGCGTTGTCCAATCTCTTTTCCAAAAATCTTCGGTAATCTGCCATATTTCCTCATCTGTTAGTGTCTTTGGTTTATAAGATTCATTTAATTGGTCATTCCAAAATCTAATAACTTCTGTTTCACTATTAGGCAAAAATACATCAACGAAACAGCTATCTTTACCCCAATATGCTTTGCAATATTCATCTGTTAGGTCTGCTGGATGGGTGTAGAGTGGAAACCATTTAAATCCTTGACTATCCACTTCTTTTTGTTTGTGAAAAGCAATAACACCATCTTCTCTAGCCCACGCTACTGGTTCATTGTTCATGTTTTAGCCAGTTCTAGGCGTTCTAACATAGCCTCTATTGCAGCGTTCCAACCCGCTTCAAAACCCTCATAGCTAGTAGGATGGTTCTGACCCTTGATTATAGGTTGCCACTCCTCACACCAATCCTCATACGATTCTTGTATCTTATTCACCTTATCCCCCTTGTTTAAAATTTTGTCGTGCTCTTTACCTACTGAATCCCCATTCCAATTTACCGTAACCGATACTGGGTTTTGGTCTTTCCAATACTCAAAAGATAGGAATGCTCCCCCTTCAGGCCCAATTTTTAACCAATGTGGAATGCCGTCTGGGGAACTAACAGTTTTTCCAAACAACATATGATAGCCTTCAGGTGATGGCTTTTGCCATTGCTGTGCGTCAGGGTTATTTCTACCTTCAAGATTAAATTGAATGTTCCCTGCTAGATAAACAAATGCAGACTCAACACCTGGATGAGTATGTGGAGGTGACGTGGCAAATGGTTCATTTAGATACAACTCAACCTGAAACCTTCCCTCACGAAACAAACACAATGACATTGCATTGTCAGTAACAAATACTGGATTTTTAAATGGTGGTCTTAGTGGCATACCACTTGCCATGTACCAATCTCTAAACTCTTCTACGTTATTCCACATTTGCATTCTCAATCTGTTTGTCGTGTTTTTTACCAAGTGTTACACCATCGTATTCTGTTGCTACAGAGCGTGGCTTTTTATTAGACCATCTTTGAAACAACAAGAATGAACCACCTTCTTCATTTACCTTCAGAGCGTGAGGAGTTCCGTTGACTGTCTCTAAAGATTTACCTAGTAACATATGTGTACCATTGGCACCTTCTTTTTGGAATTGAGATAAGTCAGGAAACTCTGCACCGTCTTTAGCAAAAGATAAATTGCCAGTTAAGTAAACGGACAATGACTCAATCCCTGGGTGGGCGTGTACATGAGTTTGCGTATTAGGTTTGCAGATATATAGCTCAATCTGATACTGTCCTTTGCGATAGATAGTCAAAGCATAGGCCATATCGGTAATATGCAAAGGATGCTCAAACGGAGGTCTAATGGGACAACCTGCAGCCATCCACCAATCTTTAAACGCTTCTACTTCATTCCATTCCTTCATCTGCAATCCCTTGTAAAAAGTTTTTATACCTATCTAACAGCCAATTAATCTCTTTAATGTCACCAGAGCTACTAGCAAAGTATTCATTACCATCTTTGTCGTAGCCCATGATACAGACCATCTGTAGTAACTTGGCACCAGCAAGAACGCCATCTACTGGGACATCCCCTACAGTACCGTCTGGAAAGTCTATAACCTCACCCATATCACCCTTTAATGTAAGTTAAGATATTAACTACTGTATCCACCACTGATGTAATGCAGAGGATTACAATAAGCAGTCCTTCAACATTGTTAAATTTCATTTCTTTTTCTTCCGCAGGTCTTCTGAATGAAGTTTCTTTACTGTCTTAGGAACTTGTTTGGCTTTCTTGGCTACTGTTGCAGCCTCTTCACGCCCTGCAAACTTTCCGTCTGACAGAATAAATCCACGTTGACCCTCAGTCTTTAAATCATCATGTGACTGTTGTTTAGACTTAGCCTTGACTACCTTACCGCTAGTCTTTTTTACTGCAGGTACTTTAACTGTTTTCACTGGTGTTCTCCTTGGTTTGGATACTGCTCTCCTGGACAATTCCGTGGGCGAGTTCGATGGCCCTAGCAATTTTCCGAATAGAGAACGGATAGTTAAGATTAAATCCGATAACGTCGATTTGTTCATCTGTTAATGCCTTTCTAGGTGGTTCAAATGGTGTGTAGTCTTCAAATGTAAAGGTTGTCATATTAAAAGCAGGTAATTAGCTGTCCGTTTTGAATGCAAGTAACCATTTTACCGTCTGGCGTAATGATTTGAGTGGTTTGAGCAGGTGCATAGTGGCACATAGTCAATCCGACTAAAGTAATGCTTAATAATAATAGTTGTTTCATTTTCTATCCTTTGGAGGTTGTTTGTTGTGAGTTGGCACAAGCGGAATAACAGGTACTACAGGAGGTATTCTCATTTCTCTTGTGCCTTTCTTAGTATTGCTCTAGCAAACTCTATAATTCCTCTGCCGTCAATCTCTGCGTAAGTTTCAATTATTTCTTCATCTGTCATTTCTTTTATTAAATAACAACTATGTTCTAAATCATCTGTAACTTTTTGACCGCATTTTGAACATGAAACCCAAACAAGATTAGGAGTGTTGTGAATTATTCCTGTCATTTCTCTTGTGCCTTTATTAATTCAACACCGCAATAAGGGCAAAAATTGAATATCAATCCTTTTTCCTTGTGAACTCCTGTTTTTGCACCAATAAAAGACCTAGTATCTTTTGATGTATTGATGTCGCTATACACCCATTTAAAGATTCCTTTTTCTTTTTTAACAGGATTAAAGCCATCGATTGCCTCATCTAGTGCATTGCATTGAGAAACAAGTTTATTGACTACTTCGCATTTGCTCATTTCTCTTGTGCCTTTCTTAGTATTGCTCTAGCAAAATCTTTAATATCACCTTTATAGCTAAACCAAACAGCATCTATTTCCTCATCTGTTAAGTCTAACTTTTTTGTACAATTACACATTTTTTCGTACAAATCGGTGTTTTCTTTAACTTTTTTATTTGCTGGATGGGTGTAGAGTGGTGTTGGGTTGTCATCAATAGATAAAGCACAATCTAAATCAAAAAATACACTTGTGTTATCACCTATTGCAATCCACGCTACTGGTTCATTGGTCATAGTCCTTGCTCTACTTCACGTTGTGCTGCAGCTTCAGCAAACTTCTCCATGTAGTCGTACGACATTACGTACAACTTCAATCCCAACTTAGCCCAATCCTTTTGTTCAATGTAGTCACGGATGGTAGCTTGGTCATCCTCTGAAGCCTCAGAGATAGCCTCTGCCATGTGTGATACATCTGAAGGGTCATAGTCCTCTTCTTCCATCAACTCAGGAACTCTGTTCTCAATGTAGATTTCTTCATCTTCATTGTCATAAGCACCACTCATCAACCAATTGTCATATCCCATGTCACTTCTCCCTGTGTGTTAGTGAGATTAAACTATATCACTACAAATATTACTTGTGCAAATATTTTTTGTGGTATATTCCCTAATACTAGATATAGGAGAAGATGTGGAAAAAAGCACTACCCGTAGGATTGACGATAGGTTTTATATCCCACTAATTTACTTGGTTAAGAAGCATGGTTCATTAAATGCCTGTGCAAAAGCCCTAGGAATTAGCCAACAAAGGATATGCCATTGGAACAAAATGAAGGTGATTCCTGACTTTTGGAAGATACAATTACATAAGAAGTATGGGGTTCCATATAAATCTTTCTTTACCCAGTTGGAATAATTTAAAAGTTGTGATACCATCTCTTACAAGGACGTGGAAATCCTTGGATTAGTATGGTAAGTTTTAGGCTCCATTCACATGGGCTGGAATAAATTAGACACCATACTAATTATCCAAATTCCACGCTCCAGTCCAGTTGAATGGGGCTTTTTTCATTCTTGGGCGGGTCTTAGATGGACGGCTAAAAACACCAGCGTCTAGGATACAAGTGCTACTGGGGGATAGTTGATGTAACAGCACACAAATCGGTGGCGAAGCTAGTGCCGATTCAACGAACGACTGGCGGGTGGCGAGGAACTCAACTGAGTAGACCGTTTGAAGGGACATCTAGGAGGCTAGGTGTCTCGAAATCTAACTAAGTATCCCCGTAACAAGTAGTATAAATAATCAAAAAGACCCTTTTTGCATGAAATTTTAATAGGAATCATTCTTAATAACTTTCATGTGGCATGATGGCATGAATATTAAAGGTAACTTATATGTTACTAATTGTCGGTATTTGTAAATAATTAGAAACATTTTGTAACCTAAAAGTATATGTTTTGTATATACATTGATACCTATGTGTATAGTTATTGACAAAAAGTGTACATATCAGCAGTTTTGTTGACACTTTTGTAAAGTTTTGGCGGCTAATTGTAAAGTTATTGACACGGCACTGTAAAGTTAAAGACTTATTAAAGAGTCCTTAAATAACTTAAAGCCTTATTAAAGATTCATTTAACAAAATCTTACAAAATACCCCGTTCGGGAATATTTTTCTACTTTTGCACACTTTTTCGTCAATTCTTCCCGTTCGGGAAACTTTTTCTTACATAGGGAAAGCCCACTAACTTTGTTAGGGAAAGTCCCTACTAGTACTCTTTTTTAGTAGTGAGATAATAGAGTTTATGAAGAACAATTTACGGCAGTATCAGGTCGATTCCATCAACGACCTTAGAAAAGCTATTATCAAAGGCCACAAGCGCATAGTTCTACAACTTGCGACAGGCGGTGGGAAAACCACAATCGCATCTGAAATGATTAGGAAAGCAAATGAAAAAGGTAAGAAGTGTTTATTCCTTGCTGACCGCATTGAACTTGTTGAACAAACATCAAGGAGACTTGACTATGAAGGTATTGACCACGGAATTATTATGGCGGATAACCCTCGTTATAAGCCTCATTCTATTAATCAAGTATGTAGTCCTCAAACATTGGCTCGT